AGACGCACTAATGTCTGAGATAAGTAGCGGGTCAACAGCTTCAACATCTACCGCGTCAAGAGGCGGCAGATCAGATACGCGAAGATCAGCCATCGAGACGTGACATTACATTTATCCAATTTTAGTCGTTGCTCTGATTCTGAAGTTCCATCGGCAGCTCACTGAACTCGTCGGTGACATACCCACCGCCGGAACGTATTGGCGTTTCTTCCTGCAGCAGGCGATCCACAGGGAAACCTTGCTTCAGACGTATCTTGCCGGTGGTTACAAAATCTATGTCTGCCGTGATGATCTGCGTCGGCTCAACCGAAACGCTGCAATTCGTGATCACACACTTTGGGCAGTCATACCAAAGAGATTGAGGGCTGTTTTCACCATCGCTCTTTGTCAGGTAAAAACGAGCCCCGAAATCAGCGCCTTGCTCTAGCCGCAAAATGACGGCAGCCAGAAAAAAGGACAACTCTGGATACCGTTCAAGCCCTTCGTTTTCACACAAGCCAAACTCATGTTCCCAGAACGCACTGATGCGGCCTGAACCCTGGATGATGCCTGCCTCGTACTGCTGCCGGTACGCCTGATTCAAAGCAGTGGTGTCAATATTCTCTCGTTCTGAAACCAGCTCGTACGAGGTGACTTCCCCTAAGCAACGCCAGCCAGATCCGCCTAGTTCATCGGCACGCATCTCAATTAACTGATACGTGTTGTCTACCTCGCTATTACCGGCAGGCCCGGTGTCTGCATCCAAACGACTGGTGTCCAGCAGATTCAGAACAAGCGCACCATCCTTATCGCCTGCAAGTGCCCTTGCAAAATCCGTGTAAAGCCGCATCCCACCGGCTTGATCGAGGTAAACAAATCGAGTAATTGAACGATGTGGCTTGCCGTCAGGGAACTCGTCATCAGGGATGAAGGCTAAGTCCTTACCGCTGACTGTTCGGATGGTGACGCGGTCGCCTGTGACGAAGTTATAAAGCGAATCTTCTGCCTCAGCGCGAGCTACAGGGCGACGAGCATTTCCAGCAGTGTTCGCCGCACCGTCTTGGTCACCGTAAAAGTTGACGGAAAAACGACGCTGGTTGACGTTGATGTCTGGGTTGTTGACCGTTGTGCGCATCCACTCGGTCGTTGGACGCTGCAGCTCAACGTGACCAGACGACCCCAGGTAAATGGTCATCCGTCACATTCCTTGCTTGGAGTTGTACATCCCACCCATGGATTCAAACGTGCAGTCAACCGTGACAACCTCGCCTACAGAGCAAGCCATACTCCAATTAGTGAGCAATGCAGGGAAAGAAAAATCGCGGTTACCGCTAGATGAGTGATGCAAGCGGAAGAGAACGCGGAGTTCGCTTCGTACAGTCTCTGAATCTTGATACCGAAAGGCATCCAGCATGTTGCTGATAGCGCTATCAGTGTCATCTGAATCTCTGTAGTACATCAACTGGGCTTGGCCGGTGGTGCTCTTCAGGCCGCCAACCTTGTCCCGGTAAGTGTCACCCAGTGTGGTGGTGTCAATCGTTTCAGCGGTGTTACTGAATGACCAGTTGCGTACTGTGCCAATACGGCGATATTTGCCAGGAATGCTGATCTTTGCTTGTGGAGCCTTTGTCCAACGCCACCCGCTTGGAGGCTCCGCCGTGTCGCCGTCAGCAGTAAACCTATCGCCAGTGCCAGGATAATCATCAGAAGCTTCCCTCACCCAGCCTGCCCTTTCCCACGCAGTCCGGCGGGCGGTCAGTCTTTGCTCGGCTGTTGTATCGTTCCCACTCTTTTTTGCGATGCTCCCAAGGTATTGGATCTTGTGCTCAATGCCTTTAGCGCCACCTTTTTGGTCAATACGAAAATTCTCGGTGCCGCCAAACAAGCTTTCTTGGACCCAGAAGAAAAATTCGCCGTGCTGACCTGTATAGAGACGTGACATGGCTACGCGAGGAAGGTGCCCACAAGGTCGATAGTCACATTGTAGCGGCCACTTAAAACAGCTTCGATTGCAGGTGGGCGCTCAAACAGCCACATCAATCCATCATCTACCCCACGCACCAATTCACCCATCAGCATCGGATCTTTAATGTCACTAACGGCTTTGTTTTTCTCGTTGATTCGGATGCCTTGATCCGTAGTAATGCATAAGTTGTATTTTGCCGCAAATTTGTAGGCAGTCGCTTCATCAATGTTTTGGTAGACAAGCTGCAACCTGCTCTGAATTGGTACGTTGCCAAAGCGGACAAAAGACGTTGCGCCGTTCTGAGCCTCAAAAACAGTCTGAGGAATGATCCCCGGCGTGAACGTGCGAGACGTTGGCGTTACGGATGGGAGTTGTTCAGCTTTCATCAGTTGTACTCATAGAAATCGTCATCGCGCCAATCCAATACCAGCAGTCTAAGTTCGGAATCTACGGGAGCTTCAGTAAGCGTCAAATCAACTAGACCCTCTTCGCCGTACTGAATCGTCTCAACCTTGTAAATCCGTGAGCGGGTCTCATCGTCTGCCAGAGCAAAGACGCTGCTGTGAAGCACGCTGTCCTCACAGTGCTTGGTGTCGTCAACGCGAAGATTGGCTTCACGAACACCATCTTTTTTACCGATCTTCCAGTACATGATCCGCCTGCCATCTAGCTTTTTTGGATCGCGATGGCATTGGACAGCACCGCTGTCTCCAATAGAACCCGTCGCGAAGCGGTCGAGATGGGTGACGGTGCTGATGTACCGGACGTAGTCACCCGGCTTCAGGTCGCGGCAGGATTCAGGTGTGGACTGGAACTGGACAGTGTGAGTAACAAGTTGACGAAGGCGAAGGGCATAGCGGGCAAACGTTTCGGCGTGCTCTTCGCTGCTGCAGAAACCCGACATGTCGAAGCGTTCTAGAGGGTCATCGTCACGGCCGCCGCCAGGACCAATGGCTGGGTTCTTTTTCAGCCGGATAGTTTTGCTCATCAACTTGGAAAAGCCGTTGGGTTCTTCCAAGCGGTAGATCACCTCAGCTTTGAACATCTGCCGTTCTTCTGGCGACAAGAACGAAACTTTGGCGTCCCGAACATTCCCGTCCGTGAATAGGGCTTGGATTGTCACCGGCCGCGTGTCTGCTGCATATCGCCGGCGGCGGCTGTGAATGCGGTAGTTCTTTTGAATCGGGAAGCTGGGCCGCAGGAAAAACTTGCCGCCCTGGATGCAGAAATCACACAGGATGTAGCCCGCCTGTTCAAAGATCCATTGGCGGACGTTGAACTTCTCCTTAATCACCCCCTCCCAATAAAAACCCATCGCCTGGCAGTAACGGGTGGTGCGGGAAAGCTCGCCCTCGTCAACGCCACGGCGACCAACGATGCCACCAACGCCGTACTCCTCATTCGTCAATAGGTCAAAGACAATCTCAGGCAGGTGGTTGATAGCCCGGTAGCTGCTGTTTCCGGTCCAAGCACGCCCCACGATGCCGCGCTTCACATAGGTGCTGACCTGGGAAATGTTGGTGATGTCCAGTGAACTGCTAATCATCAATCCCAACGTCGCCAGATCGTTGTAGTCAGCGCGGTAGCCATCAGGCTTGCGAATTTCATTGACGTAGCTGATTTCGTGTTCGGCGCTGTTGTCGTTACTCAGACTTTCACCGTCGTACTGCGGGTAATCCGCGAGCATGTCATAGGGATTCAGCTCGAACTGATTGTTATCGTTAGTCGTCACGCTGACCGTGATGTCTGGTCCTGGAACAGAAAGTTTCAAGCGATCGCCATTTTTGTAGCCTTTACCCGAATCAGCAATCTCACTTTCCCAAGCACCATTTTTGTATCGGGTGACCCGTACCTTTGCGCCGCTGCCAGATCCCCCAGTTAAATTTTCAGTCCTTGTCTCGCGGCCGTCGCTGTCGGCATCCCTCTTGCAACGGCGAATCTCGTAATACTTGGTTGATCCGTAGTTCTTTTCTAGGTCACCCTTGTCGAAGTAATAGGTGCGGCCGTCCATCTTTTTCTTGACTTCACCAGGAAAATCTCGGTCCCGAGAACTGACTTTGAAGTCTTTGATCTTTTCACCCCTCCACACATAGGTCCAGATGTGTGCTCCACCCTTACCCTCCTGGGGGCTGTCGTATTTGACGTAGCTACCCTTGCTTGTACTGAATTCAGTGCTGCAACTTTCGCGGTCGTCACTAGGAATGCGACCACCTTGGCTAGGACTGATCCGTACAACCTGCCCAGAATCCTGCGGCTTGCCCAAAATGAACTCAGGGTTGCTGGTAGTGGCCCGGCTAATTGTTTCCCGGTAGCCCCGATACCAGAGCCGATACCGGCCGTCACGACTTGTATTGACCGTGTTGGGTTGCCACTCCTCGCGAGTGTCGAGAATGATCATGTCGTTATATTTATCCTTTACATAGTTGCCGGGTACTGGCTGGAATTTAATCTCAAATTCAGTAGCACTAGCGCGTGTTACGTCCGCAAACTCAATGCGGAAGCTGTTGAACACCTCTGACGGGTTGTTGTGCTTAATGCAGAAAATTGTTCCAGGTTCGAGATTGAAGGAACCGCTTTCGCCAATAGGGCGAATCATGATCTTGAAGAAACTCATCCTGAACAGATAAGTTTGCATTGAGCCCAGCTGGATGCTGCCTCCCTCTTCTTCGTACTCCTCAATAACCTTCTCGGAAGGCTGCGAGTTTAAGTTGGGGAAGCCTGAGATCTGCTTCCACACTGTGGATTTAATGCCAATTTCGATGTAGTCGTCTTCTGGCCGGTTGGTCGTGATGATCGCATTGCTAATTTCCCCGATGTTGTAGGTGTCATACGGGTCTTGTTCTGCGTTAGGGCCGCCAAAGCGCACCTCACCATTATCTATGCAGCGGAATTTGTAGACAACATCTCTGCGATTCAGCTCCCAAACTCTATCTGGCTCGCTAATGCAAACCATTGACACTGAACCGCAGCGATAAATCTTTCCTAAGGCAAGGACGTCATCAGCCGTGGCGCGACGAGAAGCGGTTGCACTGACAACATCTTGCAAGCCCCAACGGCCGCCGTCGTAACTGGTGAAGGTTTCGTTATCTCTAATCGTGTACTCAATAATCTCGCCAGAGCGGACGAATTCTCGTTCAGTGCTAGTGCTGTTGGCTGAAATGCGTTTGTTGTCGACGCGAGTGATGCCCGCACCAGTGCCGTACCCCTTGTTGATCTTGTCCCTTTTCTCTCGTTGACCTGACTTGGTGTCTTTCCCTGCACCGTCCTGAATTAGAACCAATTCGTAGTTCAGCTTGAAACGGTTGCCGTTAGGAACGAAGTTGTAAAGGCCAAACTGTGTTGCCGTGCCAGGTGTGCGAGAGCCGCTATGCCATGGATACCAGCGACGACTGCCATATTCCTGAATACTGAACACGTCGTCAGGGACGCTGATGCCTTCTAGATCTCCAATGATCTCACCGTTGTTGTATTTGTAAGCGTTTGTTTTCTCTTTAATGCGACCGCCGTCAGTACGACACCACGCTCCAAGGCGGGCACGGTCAAAGTTCTCTAGCAGCGTGTCGCCAATCGCGATGCCCTCAAAATCGGGGTAGCGCTCTAGCTTCCCTTGTGAAATTAAAAGCAGCAACTTGGCGATCTGACCGTTGCGAACGGTGGCAATGTTTGACCACAGCAGCTGGGTATTAACTCGAACGCCCGGGTTTCCGGCGGCGTACACCAGCGGGATCGTTGTCCCAAGCGCCGCTAACTCTTGGACAGAGTCAAAGTCGTTATATGGGGTGAACTTGCTTTTGCCGGTCTTATCGCCGGTCTGCAGTTGCGGCGGCTGCTTTTGATCGTCCGGTGATTTGGGCTTTGGTGCCAGCAACGCACCGGCAACAGTCAGCGCAACACCAATCGCTAGCTGAATAAGCGTCGCCGTACTAATCGGCTCATTCCGTACGTCAGGGATGTGGGAGTAAGCCTTACCGCGATTTGCGCAGGCGTATTCACACTGATCAAGGAAGGCGTAATATTCATCGGGTGTAATCCCGATAGATTCAATTATCTGGACATCTTGGGGCAGTAAAGCGCGACGGCTTGTAATGCGGTTTCTGGCTTCCACGTCAATTCCTCTCCTGTGAAAGATAGCCAGCCGTCATACCACCAAACCGCCATGCCATAAGTGAGAGTCCCTTCCCCCTCGCACAGTGCGACGGTACCTTGCATCATTTTAGTCGTCTCTTTCCCCCATAATTCCAGCTCTTCTTTGAACACGCTGTAATCACCACGGCGCAAACGGCGATACCAATCTCGCCGTGGTTCAGGCGTTGAAATGTTGTAGCTGTCCAATACTGCCCGGCACATGCTCAGACAATCAGCCTTGCCATGCTTTTCGGGTGATGCGCCCAGGCGGTAACGCATTCCAACCAATTCATGTACTTGCATTAGAGACGAATGTTGCCGGTAACAGGAAGGGGACCAACCACGGAGCTGGTCAAAATACGGCGGGGGATGCTGGCATTTACGGCGTCAATACCTCCGCTTAGCTGAATCTGAATAGCAGTCGCGTCATACGCAGCCGACGACACAAGCCAAGTCTCAAGACTCAACACCTTGCGGCAATACAGAAAATCATCGCTCATCCGACAGACGCGGACATCTGCTCGATAGTTTTGCTCCACCAGTTCAGCGACATTTGACCTGGCAATGTCGTTGCTGGATAGCGTCAGCTCTGAGGTGACGTTGTCACCAGTTCTAGAAACGGTCGCACCGCTGTAAAGAAATGGCAGGAAGCTGTATTTCTCTTGGGCTTCAGTAATTACTGCGCCTGGCTTGGCGTTGTGATAACGCCTGATAGCAAAAGTTTTGTTGCTGCTATCAACTCTGTAAATCTTGACAAGGGTAGCGATGCGTTCAGTTGCCATTACATCCCCAGGGTTGAACGGGTTGAGCGAGAGTTCTTAAGTCGTTTCAACGTCATGGCCTCACCTTGTTTTGCGCCATCTTGAGTGGCCTGGCGAAGTCCGCGTTCAAAATCTTCCCGCTTAATGTACTGGTCGTTGTTCATCTGCATCACGGGGCCGGTGGTGATGTTGAGATTTGAGCTGTAATTGGTTGCGCCAACAGTTGTGTAACGGTCCAGTGCGGCACGAGTGTCAGCGTTGTTGACCACTGTCCCAGCTGAGTCGGGAATCCATAATTCTGGCCCGCGTTCGCCAACGATTGATGGTTGGTTCACTGGCGGTCTTCCACCATCAGCGAAGCCAGGAAACAGCGCAGTGCCAAGGCCACTTACGCCCGCATTTAGGAACATTCCGCCAAGCTGACTGAGAATGCTGGACAGGACATCGCCCCAGTCAGCCGTGCCTTTCACCAGACCCTCGATCGCACCAGTCAACTCACCAGCGATGATTTCGTAAGAACCCTTCAGCAGCTCCTGTGTTTGAGTTAGTTCGTCGTTGACCTCAGGGATAAAATCCCAGGCCCCAACATCTTCTGCAAAGGATTGAATAATTAGTTTCATATCTTCGAGCCTTGCCAACTCCGTCGCAGAAACAATCAGACCCTCTTGCTGCCCTGGCGCCGCAGTCTCTTTAATTCTTCGTACTGTCTCGTCAAGATTAATCGCGATTTGTAGACGTTCTTTTTCTAGGTCAGTGGCTGCACTAATCAGCATCATCTGGTTTTCCAGATTGCGCTTGATGTTTTCACCGGCCTCAAATTGCTTCTCTAATTCCTTGCGTTGCCTTTCAAGCTCGCGTGTGGCTTTGTCAACACCACTGCTCTTGCTGCCACTGCCACTGCCACTGCCACTGCCACCACCGCCGGTCTTTGGCTTATACGGGGTATAACCGCCAGCAGCGGCAAACAATGCCTTCTCTTGTGAGGCATAGTTGGAGCCAAAATTTCGCTGACCGGCCTGGCGATCGTTATACATCCCAGCCAATTTGATTAGCTGTTCATAAGCAAATATCGCCTCTTTCAGCCCTGGCACTGAGTTAATAACCGCTTCATTGAGAAAATCAAAGACTCCGGCAAGATTCGTGAGGCCACCGCTTAGTTGCTTAATGATGCCGTCCAACGCAACGATTAACGTCTGGAAATCTTTAACCACTTGGGTGGCATTATCTATTGCGCCTGCCAATGCGTATATGGCCCCTTCAGCCAAATTTATGGCATCAGTGCCAGTAACTAACTGCTCTTGAAAGTCGCGAGTCGCCTCTCCAAGAGTGTCCAACGCACCAGCCAATCCAGCGCTACCTGCCGCCTCAGCCGCACCGCCGTACTGCTTTTCAATCTCAGCAAGAATTAGGGACTGGGCCTCAAATAACTGCCCTGATTCCTGCAGGGCCTTGATTTGTTCTTTCTGTTGTTCAGTAAAGACCGTGCCGCTACGCGCCAGGTCAGTTACCCGTCTGGCTGGATCCTCCAGCGCCTTCGACAGCTGCGTCATCGCGCCTTTAAGGTCTTGCCCCGTGACCGTCGCTAAATCAGCGGCAGCATTCGTTACGCGCTCATAACTGTCAACACCAATGCGCTGGAACGATGTCAGCAGCGCAAACGCTTCTGTTGCATCCTCCTGATCAAAAAGCGTTGCCCTCCCAAACTTGTCTGCGGCGTCTGCCAGATTCTCTAAATCAGCTGCAGTGCCGCCAAGGTTTTTAAGGCCATTGGTCAGCTTGGCAACGTTGACTTGACGCTGTGATGCAACCTGCAGTGACTTGTTTAGGAAATTGACCGCACCGTAGACCGCAACAATTGGGCCAAGCGTTGTCCTGAACGCAATGCCCATCCGTTGGATATTGCCCGTTGCGGTACCAGCCGCCTTGCTTGCCTCTTTTGTAGCTGTTGCGTTTTTAAGTAGATCCTTATTTAGCTGCTCAACAGTCTTTTCCAGCGCCTTCATCTTCATCTCCATTTTTTGGAGCTGGCTAAGACCTGGGGTCTTAACCGGAATGATGATGGGGCTGGTGGTAGCCAAGAAAAAAGCCGCCGATACAACAAGTCTACCGGCGACGTTTGCCTGCTTTTTTCATCGCTTCTTCGCGGTTGTCATTGACTACCCCGAAATAAGCCACCCATAACCAAAGCTCCTCATATGTCATCTCACGCCTTAGTTGGCCAAGTGTCATGCCGAGTTCCTTGGCTACATGCAGCTCAGTTAGAAGACTTGACTCCTTTTTTAGCTGCGCCTTCAGGACTTTTGAGATCGAGCGTTACCTCTTCATCCTCCTCTTCAGTTGGATTCATGGCACCCAAAATCTTGGATGCAGTGGCCAAAGACAGCACACGCATCAACACTGGCAACGCGTCAGTTTGATATTGCGGACTACCCCCCTCATCCATTGCCTTCTTGATGAACAGGCGAGCGGTGGTCTCCATCATGTCGTCTGGATCCTTGCTGGCCTTTTTCGCTGCCTGATAATCAGCGATTGTCATCGGCTTAGACCAAAAGGTCAAATCATGACCGTCAATCTCAAGCTCATGTTTGATGAGCTTATTTTCATTGGCTGCAATTTCCAGCAGCTTATCCAGCTGTCGCATGATTGGTTTGCGGTTACGCAGGCATATTAGAGCAGGTGTAAGAGGAGGTAACCGCACCTCCCCCAACACCCTGGGTCGCAGCTCTATGCACCCGCATTGAGCTTACCCAAGAAAAAAGCCCCGCCTACGCAGGGCCAAGTGATGGGGACGTTTTAATTGAATCAGGTCAGGTCGGTCTTGAACAGATGAGCAACATTGCTGATCGTGTAACCAATCTCTGCCGTGATGGGGTCGTCGGGATTGACTGACAGTGACATTGATTCCAGGCTGACATCAGCCTCGATATACATCGAATTGGTCAAATCAGGCGCTGGAGTGGCTCCACCGTCAGACACCGTGTTGACGAACAATCGGACCCGTGCGCCTTCCTGTGAGGTCAGCATCACGTTGTCCAGCATCCGCTGGCCCAAGGCATCATCGTTATCAGTAAAGATCACCGAAATGGTGCCTGAACCTGACGCGTAGCCGGGTTGTGTCTTGCGGAACGGGGCATATTTGCCCGCTTCAGCAGACGCGCCAACACCACAAGGAAGAACTGTTACATCGAGACTTTCGCGCTCAATCTGGAGATCCCAGGACTGAATCTGACAGACCGCACCGAAGGGGTCGTACTTGATCCCAATGTGGCCACCAGGGGTGTCAGCACCTGTCGTACCGCCTGATTGAGTCAGGGTGATAGCAGTGCCGCCTTTGCTGGCTGACACGTCAATCGTTGTGGCCGTTTTGGCGACAACGTAATACTGCGTGCCTTCGGATAGTTCGGTGGCTAGGTTGCCGCCGTTCTCTTCCATGAAGACAACAGGATCACCTACGCGGAAGTCATGCTGGGCTGGAACAGTGATGCTGGTGCCAGCTGGAAAATCTGTGTAATCCAGCAAGCAAAATTTTGTCGCGGATGGTGTGTAATAAAGCGAACCATCCTGGCCTGTTAAGGCGCTAGTCGAACAAGCGACGGGCACTTGATACCTCAGAGAAACAACAAAGGGGCGTGTTGTCTCGGGGGCAGAGACACATTCAGTCTACTGAGGCAACAAAAGGACAGCTAATCGTTGCTAAGGCGTATGGCTGATCACCACTAAGCAAAGGGACAGGGCCATTAATCTGCCCTGCTTTGACCTTCACGGCTCCGCCCCAATCGAACAGGGTGTTCATCACCGTCATTGCCGTGGCGCTGTATTCCTCCAGTGCCTTCATCCCCTGCCCACGCGGGACATAGATCGACAGCTGCAAGTTGCCGTTGATTTGCTCTACAGCCCCGTCAGTGACGCAGACAGTGGGCATGGTGGTGTCGAGGTAGCTAATCAAGCAAACGACGTACGGCAGCGCTGGTGGCGTTTCCTGCACGTTGTCCCAGACGCAAGGCACAGCTGGCGTTAGCGCCTGAAAGGCGTCATTCACCCGGGTCTCGATGTGGGCGCGGATGGCTTGGAAGGTCATTTGATCTTGGCTAGCTCCCGCGTGAAGATGCGCTCAGCATCCTTGGCAAGGTTGTTCTCAATTCTGGTGAACCAGTCACCACCACCCCGGCGGCCGTTGTACGGGTCATAGGCAGCCCGCTGGGTGTAAGGCAGATTGCTGCTAATAAACCAGTTGCCGCCGTAGGTAATTGGCCCGCCAAACCGCTTTTTCTTGATTACCGCTTGGCCTTCATCAAGACTGTCCCACGGCTGCCCTTCTGGAGCAGAAAGGTCTGGCGCGCCCCTGCCGATGTTCCAACTCGACGCCAACCGACCGGTTAACACCGGCGAAGCGGCTGACAGCTTGCTGCGGGTATTAGTCAGGAACTGTGCCGTGGCGCGATCTAACGCCTCGTCGATTTCCTTGATGACCTTGCTGCCGTCCCATTTCTTGGCCATTAGCTAGCCCTCGCGGTGACTTTGCTGGCAATCAGCGACTTAGATTGATAGGTAGGGCCGATCTCAACCACCTTCCAAATGGTGCCGTCATATTCGACAGTGTCACTTGTAGTAGGCAAGAAGGGAAAAACAGAAGCGTCATGACTGACCCAGAAATAAATTTCACGCGTTTCACCTACTCCACCCTCTTCAGTTCGTTCGGTGTATAAGACACCAGTTTTGATCGGATAATCTGTAATGGTTTCGGTTACCTCTCCTGTCGCAGGGTCGTAAGCAGGAGTTTCGTGGCGCCGATAAACAATGTCCGTCGGGAAAACTTGTGTGCTTAGCTCCAATCCAATTGGAGTAAAAACAGCAGAAATGTCCATCAGATGCTCTCCTTCATCAGCTGGGTCAACCTGGACTCAGTGATGTCATAGGTCTTGGCTGCCCATGCCTTGAACTCAACGTCGTTCAAGAACATGCCTTGGCCCAGCACCTGCTGAGTTCTGATCTTGACGCAAAGCTCACGTTCGGCATTAGTCATGAGCGGACCCTCAGGATTACGCGGCCGCCTGTAGCGAGAGCGTCTTGATTCAGCCAGCACCCAAGCAAGTCCACCAGATATGGGAACTTGTTTATGACCTCAGGGTTAGCGCAATCGCTGCAGTCACCAGACGTTGCATTGCCCGCGTTGCTGTATTCACTGAACTGCTGCTCCAAATCGCCCAATTTCTGCATAGACACGAAGGTGCCTGCAGACCCACCACCACCTCCTGCCGGCGGAATAATGGCGTTGGGGTTCTGATGCAGCTGCAACGCCAACACGACCTCGGCCCACTCAACCTTGTACGGGATGAGCGTGCAGGCTGCTGTGTAGCCATTGCAGGTCACCCCTGATCGTGGCCACTGCAACGACTGAGGCTTATTCGGATCATCAGCACTGGGGATACCGCAGCGACTGCCGCCATAAGTCAACGTCTCAAGCCACATCGTGGCGACATTGAGCGCAGACTTTTGCTCTGCCTCGGTCATGCCAGTCCAAGTGGCCTCCTGAGGCGTGTCAGTGACAAGCGCAGTGGCACGCTCTAACGACACATAGGACGTGGCATTAGCCCCACTAAGCGTTGCGTCAAAGGCAGCCATTACAGAACTTCCGAGTGGTAAAGGATCCAGCCCTCTTGACTCAGTCTAAGTCGTGTTGCTTTTACTTCTGAGAACAAGCAATCAATGACGTTTGAAACGCCATTTCTGTAGACCATGAGGCGGACAAGACCAGCCATCGGCGGAGGCTTCCGGGATGCAGCCTCAGTCTATTTGCACAAAAAAGAGGCCCCGAAGGGCCTCGCAATTCTCGCAACCGCAACCTAGATCAGGTCATGATCTGGCCATAAGGCGTGTTCACGATCAGCTCAACCAAGGGCACGTTTTCACGGCTGGTGTAAGCCAGAGTCCAGTTGTCCTTATCAGCAAGATCGCTGTTTTCGGGGTGCATGTCACCGCCGTAGCTGGTCCCAAGAACGTGGTCGAGACGGTTGTAGGTCACCGACATGACGTCCTGCAGGCTCAGGATGTCATCGTTCTGCTTGATCATCAGCGGGAACTGAGATCCAGTGCGGATGACGCCAGGAGCAGCCAGATAGCAGGTGTAGCCAACAGCATCACCAGCGGTGCCGCTATCAGGATTCACAGTCGGAACTTGCGAATCAACAACTACGCGAAGCCCTGCGAAATATCCAATTTGGGTGTCAGTAACACCAACACCATTGGAGGCGTAATTAACAGTGCCGCCGCTGTTCAGGAAGGTCAGCATCCCGCGAGCTTCCATGTCAGCTGCCACCAGGGGGTGGACAACCAGCACGGACACATCAGCAGCCTTCTCGCCCAACAGGTACTTGGCCTGAGTCACCGAAGCAGCGGTCAGGTAGTTGCTGTCATCAGGGGTGACAGTGGTAGCAGCAGCCTTGTTCAGGCTGTTGCCAGCAAGGGCAGTACCAAACAGACCGGTCAGCTGGGAAATCACCTTGCTGGTGATGTCCTTATTGATCTTCCGAGTCAGCTGAGAAGCAACGTTCTGCAGAGCCTGCTCACCGGTTTCGTACTGGTGAAGCATGTCTGCCGCAAACGCAGCGCCACGAGTCACGATGGGACCGTACTGGGTCGACGCGGTGTGCTTCTGGGTGGTGTAACGGCCAGAGTTAGGGGTAACGGTTCCCCAGGTCGCGGAAGAATCAACGTTCTCTTCCTGATAGTCCAGCTGATCAAAGAAAGGAAGCTCAACCAAAACGCCAGTGACGTTATTGAGCCGTGCATCGGTTTGAATCAGGCCAGACTGAATCATCGCGGAGTTTTCCACGATCTGTTCAGTCAGATAACGGCTGAAGCTTCCAGACGTGGCCAGTCTGGTTACAGAACCGACATCTGAAGTAAATGAAGCTTTGTCCGGGGTTTTGCCCCAGTTTTTGCCGGAGGCGAAGCCTGCCATGGTTCTTGAAAATTAGGGTTGACGAATTAACCCGCTGCTTTCAGCTGGCCTGCCAGCGCGGGGTTTTCTTCCTCCAACTTGATGCGTTCCATCAGGCCCATAGAGGCCCAGGATTGCTGCCCGTTAGACGAAGAAGAAGAACCGGCTGCACTCATCCCGCGTGCTCCGCTACCAGCAAAGTGATGTTCCCAACCGCTGCCTGGAGTCCTGAGTGATTCCAGATGCTGCTGCAACGGCACTTCGACGCCCCCGGCGAGTGCAATTGGAACACCATCCTTCAGTCTCAGGTTCTCCTTCATCAGTGAGAACGCTTGATCTGGATTCACAACGCCACTTTGTGAAAGGGCATTGAGTGCGGATGCTTTGATCTGCTGCTGCTGGAAGGCCACATCCTTTTCTTGCAGCTGAGTTTTCAGCTGCGCGATCTCATCCTGAAGGGATGACACCGTGGTGGTTGCGTCCTGCCACAACGTTTTGAACTCACCAGATTCGGCTAGCTGGTTTTGCTTGGCCTTCTGCTGGTTTGTTTGCAGGTCAGAGATTTGACGCTGCAAGTCTTCAACTGATGCACTGGCGTTCTTCTTCTCACCCAACAATTTCTTGTTGTTCGCCTCTAGGAGAGCAATTTTGTTGAGAAGTTCAGCGTTGGCATCGATTCCGCCCGCTTGGGCTTGAGCGTCATCCGCTTGGATGTTTTGCTCGGGAGTGTCAGACATGCGTGGGTAAGTGAACTGGGACTCCGCATGGAGTTAGCGTCAATATAACGCTTGCAAAATGACAATCTCAATATCTACTTTTTACGGGTTGCGAGTTTCTCGACCGGAATCCACTTCTGTGCGCCGGGTTTGCCCGTCAACATCGCGTTCAGGATCTGCTCAGGGTCCTTGTTGAACTCGTTGAACTGCCGGTAGAAGTATTTGGCTCGGGTCGGGCCCATGGCGGCCACCAGAGAAGCGTTGTTTTCACTGGTGGCCCAGCTGCCATAAACATCGGCCAGGCGGGTTGGCGGGCGGTCTGAGGTGATGGTGACGGCCTTGCGGTAGTACTTCTCGCCTTTCACCTTGATCGGTGTTTTGTAAGCGCCCTTGCCTTTGTAAGCGCCTTTTTCGACAGGACGGATCTGCTGGACGGTGCGTTCGGTCTCATTCCAGAACTCATCCTCCGGGTCAATCAGCAACGCCTCACAACGGCAGTTCGGGTGAATCGGCCAATCGGGCCTGCTGCTGTCACCTTGTTCCCACCGCTGCTGATCCAAAGGTGCGCACGTTTCGCACGTTTTGGAATCCAACGCCGTAGACCACATCCACACCATCCCGCCTAACTGGCTCTTGTTCTGCTCATACAGCTCTTCCTTGACCTGCCGCTGCATGTCCTGCGTGGCCGTCCTTGCGATAGCCATGGACTGACTGCGGATCTGCTTTGCCACCGGTGCCGTCAGCTTTACTCCCGGGACACCAGCCGCCACCACATCAGTAGCCATCAGGTCGGCAATCTCTTGCGTCGGCCAGCCGTTAATCAGCCCCCCGCGCACGCGCGTGTCCACTGTCTTAAACAACGCCTTATTGACAGGTGATTGGCCCTTGGCCTTCCCGTCGACGTTGAACATCTTGCGCACCGTCTGCCCAACCACTTTGCTGTTCAGTGCCATTTCAATGGACTGCGCTACAGGCACCGCTTGAGTTGCTATCGCCTGCGGCAGGCCAGCACCAGCGTGGTTGAACTCCCGCACGCCATACGCCCGCATCTTTGGCGTTGCCTTCACCTCTGCATCCACCAAAGACTTGCCTAGTCGATCGCCGTATTTATCCAGCTCTGCCTTTACCAACGGTTCAAGGTCACGCCATGCCTTTTGCCTTAAAAGACCTTCCTTTGGCAGCGTCTCAACCAAGCGCTTCACGTTGGCCATCACCTGCGCTAACACCTGATCAACATTCACCACTGCTTTATCAGCCACGTTCTGCAAACTGAACGTTTGCCGGATCAATGCTTTCAGCTGGTCTTCTCCGCCCACCTAA